AGTGAAAAATTAGCTGATAGTTTCATATGTATTGGTCTTTCTTTATTTGTATGCACGAAAGTTCAAAACTTGCTACATCTAGGTCTGTGGTTAGCCTCTGTCTGACCGCGTAATTCTTTTGTTCGCACTGACTGGCTGTTGCCGTTAGCTTGCCGTTAGCAAACCCGCAGTTGCCACTGGTGAGACAGATAAAAGCGACAGGTAGCCAGAAAGACATAGAAATCCTTTATTTAACGATGCTCCGCAACTGGTCGTCTTTGTCTTTGCTGCCTACACTTGACCCGAAATAGTAAGACAGAATCTGAGTGACAGCCGCTGACAGCACGCCCAAGATGTATATCAAAATATCCTTGGCCTCCGGCTTAACTTCAACAAAGATGAGTACGGCAAACAGTACGAACGACAAGCCTGTGACACCAAGGGCAAGCGCTGGCGTGACAATCTTGTTAAGAGTAGGCGCGGCTGCACTTGAAGAAATAGCCACTTCACGCTCACGCGCACTGTTTTTGTCCGCAAGGATAGCTTTGAATTTATCGTGTTCAAGCTGCCTCAGTTTTAAAGCCGCCTCTGGGTCTGCCTTGATTGCCTTTGTAACAGCCTCAATCTCATCCTCAACGCCAAACTGTTTGGCCAATGCAGACACAGCCATGCCAGCTAAAGGGCCACCCAGCGCCGTAGCAATGCCGGGTGCAAAGCCTTTGACCATTGCCATTAAGTCATTCATCAGATACCTCTTTTAACGATTAACCAAACCAGCCCAGCAATGACTATTACACCTGTCAGCACCGCCACGCCGACCAGTATGCCGTTTATCCAAGACCAGACCAACTGCCTGCGCTTATACACTGCAAGGGCTTTGTCGCGCACCTCTTGCTCACGCTCACGTTTTTTCTGACTTTGATGTAGTAAAAAATCGTCATACAGGCCCGGTCGTCCTGACCAAATAAGCATGGTTTTTAACTCAGATTCTGCCTCTCGCAAACTTTCCATTGCCCAGAAAGCCTCAGAGTCACTGCCTTTGCTTGATGCCTTCTTAGCCAGATCAGCCTTGAGTCCGAAATACTCCCCTAATTTTCCAGCGCACTGGGCCAGCTCCTGCCCATTATTCAAGGCCTCACGCACAACTGCAAATGCAGCATTGGCGGCAGCTAATTCTAAAAGCATTACTTAGGCAATGAGCCGCTGTTGCCAAGCCACATAAATATTCCAATAACGGCAGCGCCAGCCATCCATGTCAGCTTGGTAAGGACAGACTTGCCAACATCATGGTAAATCTTGTTGAACGCCTTTTCAGCCGCTTTTTCGGCAATGGCATCAATCTGAGCGTCCGATAGTTGGATGTCGTTATTCATATAATTTAAAGAATTAAGTTGTGACCAGATTTTAACAAACTTGCTCGTTTTTTTCCAGTGTCTACAGAGTTTTAGCCTTGACAACCTTAACGACTTCTTGAGCGCTTAGTTTTTTGAAGTCCAAGCTGACATGAACCCTTGCGCCACCATCTACAAAGCCGGACACACCATGCCACGCTGCATGGTTAAACACGTACCACCTGTATGGCTGTATTACAGCAGTGACTACGTGTTCAATTTTGTCGTGGTCAGGGATTCTTGCTGGGTTCAATACTTCAAACGGCTCTGTATTTCTATACCAGTTGGTTTCTTGCTCTTGACCTTGGAGGAGCATAAACATTGAAGAGCAACGTTTGCTGTCAGAGTGTATCGAAAAGTAGTCGCCGCCGTGTGACATTTGGACAAGTGTTCTTGTTGTATCCGCATCTAAGCCCAAGAGCCATGCGGGTAAATCTTTGTGAAAGGCTTTACGCAAATCTTCTGGAAGCACCCACTGGTCAGACGTAATATGCGTCAAATCATTATTCAACTCTTTATTTTGTTTTTTACGGCGCAATATTTCTTTTGTATTGGAAAAGGTGTTGTGCTTTGCTGTCTCTTTATATGCTTGCTTGTTGTCTACTGCGTCCGGCAAAAAACCAGCTTGGCGCATTAGTATTTTTTCCAAAAGGTATTTCCCGGCGGTAGACCCAAACTTTAGCCCGGTGTCGTAGCAATAGTCGTCTGGGTTAACGTCTGGCTTATGCGCAACAATCATGCTGACGCACCGCAGTTTCCCGACTTAATTGCGGCAACCAAATCCACCGTAGAAACATGGTCAAAATCCAAACCCATGTTTACCCGAACGCCGCCGTCTGAGAAGTTGTGCACGCTATGCCATGCTTGGTGATTGAAAACATACCAACGGTACGGCTGCATCACGGCGGTGATTACGTGTTCAATTTTGTCATGGTCTGGGATTCTGTATGGGTCTATGTATTCAAAATCTGAGGTGGGTCTATACCAGCGGGTTTCTTGCTCTTGGCCCTGTAGCAGCATAAATAAAGAACTTTGTCTCGCATGGCCCATATGGGTTGGCAAGTATTCGCCGCCAAAAGAAGTTTGCACTGTTGACTTTGGTTCGTTAGCGTACATCTCAAAAAACCAAGCTGGTACATTTTCGTAAAACTCCGCGTCAAGGTTTTCTGGCAAAAACCATTGCAAGAATTTTATTGGCTTTTTTCCGGGGTTGTATTGTTCAAACTGGAGTTTACGGCGGTTCAATTCGCGAGCATTTTCCACCCCAACCAATTTAACAAGGTCTTTGTAAGTGTTACCCCTGTTGTACTTAATCCGCTGAGTAAACTGCGCGGGGTTGGTGTTTACCTCGTACAAAAGTTTTTCACCAAAGTCCTTACCAAAATCTAACGCAGTTTCAAAACAGTAATCATCTGGGTTTACATCAGGCTTGTGGGCAACAATCATACGTACTTAACCGCGTTTTGGTCTTTACGCCTAATAGCCCGGACAACCCAAGAACCCATGTCAAAGTGATACCACTGGGTTGAAAACTTCCAAGACTGCCAGTTTTTATGATGGTAGCCGTGTAGCCACTCACCAGCAGATGGGAATATGTATTCAAGCATCCATAAGTCGTTTGGCTTGTTACCCGTATGACTAAAGGTTTGGTGAAGCGCTGCAACCAAATGCGCAGCGCCAACGGCAGGCAAGTAGCAGTAAACAAACACCTGTGGAGATGCGGCAAAAATTACAGTGGCCATAACTAGCCACAACAAAGCGTAGTACCTATCTACAAATAGGTGCATTTTGTCACGTAGCAAACGTTTAGCTAGAATTGTTTTAAGCGGCACATTCCTGTAGCCCTTGCGCAGCATGGACGCAGGTTTTAACGGCCCCTCATGTGGGTCTAAAGAGGTATCAGAATGCTTGTGATGAGTCGCGTGCGTGACAACCCACTGTAAAGGGCTGCTGTACATAAATAGAACGCCAAAAGTCGCGAACGTGTAGTGCCAGAAGCGCCCTGTTTTAAATGCACCGTGGCAAAATAAACGGTGATAACCAACGCTTAACGTGACCGCAGCCATGAGATAAAGCGCAAAAGAGTAACCAAGCATATACGGGTGGGATACAAGCGCGGCGATAAGAGCCACGACTCCTGTGTAGTACGCAACATTGGCCATCCACGCGTTATGTCTAAACATTACTTCTCCTTAATAAATACAAGCCCGTAAGTTTTTGTTACCGCAGTAATTTGAGCGCCATCAGAAACTATTTTATATGTCTTTGGGCCTTTAACAGCGTCTTGGTTATTGACCTTAAATTCGCCCTCTGCCAAAAAAAGCAAAGTGCCAGCGCCATACGCTGCGGTATCGCCAGCTTCAATAACAGTCTTGCTTACCTCCGGCAAAATATTGCCGTTAGCCTTCGCAACAGTACACCACCATTTTGTATCAACGTCTACGACAAAACCATATTTCCCAGCAGGTACTTGTATGCTGGGGTCTGTAATATCACCTGCGGCCCTGCCACGTGTGTTACCAGTGCTTTTAACACTCCCGGCAACCCAATACGTAATCATTTTTGCGGCGGTGTAGTCTGTTCCAACTGGCACATCAATACTGTATTTGTAGCCTAAAGGCAAAGCCTTAAAAAAAAAGTCCCAGCCAAAAATTTTGTGCCGTGTAAATTTTAATATTGGGCTCATATATTTTCAGCCACTAAAACAAACAAAGGGTCTTCAGGAGCCGCGTCAACAACTACCTCTTGAGCAACTGGCGCTGGGCTTATAACGCCTGTAGCGCCTACTTTCGGGGCAACTTTTGGAGCCTCTAACGCAAGCCAATAAGCCATTGGTGAAAACTCATCCACAACCAACTCCAGCGGCTCTCCCTCAAAAGGCAAGCGCACACCCACCAAAATTGGCTCACGGCCCTCTGAACTGTACTTAACGTCCATGCATTGCGCCGTAGCATCTACCGAAATGATTTCATACGTATATTCGAGATTCATAATAATTTCCTTTAGCCTATTGAGCCGTATCTTGTTCCTGTAGCCAACCATGTGACGTTGGACGTTCCCGCTGTAGCAGCGCCGCCTGAACTACCACCACCGCCTCCACCTGCGCCCCATGCCCCACCTGAATTTCCGTTTGGTGAGCCACCACCGCCTTGGCCGTTAATAGTTCCCGTTCCACCCGCACTACCTGCAACGTTACTACCGTATGGTGAGCCACCACCACTTGCGCTGCCACCGCCTGCGCCACTAGAGTTTGTTAGCGAGGAGCGCCCGCCTCCACCGCCGCCACCGCCACGTTGAGCATAATACCTGTTAGGGTCGTTTTTTGTTTCGTTTCGCGTCATGGATCTTGTACCTGCACCACCTTTGCCGCCGCCGCCGCCGCCTGCAATAGTGCCGTTATTACGAATAGACGCAGCAACATAAATCGCCATTGCCAAGCCACCACTTGCGCCGTTAGACCCAGCGGCTAGTGAACTGCTATTGGATCCACCACCAGCGCCACCGTTGCCACCACGCCCAACAATAGTGCCGTTGTTGACTAACTCAATGCCATTAGGGAAAGTGCCGTTAATAGTTAGTGCTGGAGAACCCGTACCGTTAGCAGTAATGTACACACCACTGCCAATTGTGGCAAGTACGTTTGAAGTCCCATTCCAGCCAGCGTTAACAGCAAGTGTGCGTAGGTTTGCATTTGTCTGTGTAGAGGTAATTGAAAATGCAAATTGGCTTGATTTGCCGTAGCCATTGGACATAGATATTTGCCCGCTTGCCACATCAAACAATCCGCGCAGGTTGGATTGATTCAAGCTGATGGCTGTTGTCCCAGCTATATCTAGTTCAACGTTTACTTGGTTGAGAGATATAGCACCAGATACTGGTAGAGTCATACGTACCCCTTATGGTGTGCCGTAGGCGGTCACGTTTGCTAATGCAATAAAGTTGCCACTTGAATCAAGTGAGGCAATATTAGTTGAGCCATTTTTAAAGTACAGCTTCCCGCCAGACTCAACAACAGAAAACGCAGCAGTAACTACATTTGTGGCGTTGGTTGCGTTTGTTGCGCTTGTTGCGCTTGTTGCTGTAGCGGCATTGCCACTGATAGCAATATCCCATGTGCCAGAAGCCCCTGTGCCTGTTGGGGCTGGTACGTCAGTACCAATTACCAAACCAAGGTTTGTACGCGCTGTGCCTGCGTCTGAGCCGCCTGTGCCACCGTTTGCAACAGCAAGGTCGTTAGATGGAAACAATGCGCTGATTGCATCCAAGTTGTCGTTGATCTTACCGCCCCATGTGTCGGCACTAGCACCGACTTCAGGTTTTGTAAGACTTATGTTCGTAGTGGTGGTATCTGCCATGTCAGTCCTCTTTAGCGTTCAGCCGCCAATGATCGTTCAAAAATCCGCAAGAAGGCATTCCGACCAACCTGCATCTGATCCACATTGAAAGTTGCAGAACTTAACTTGCGAGTCAGGTCTGCAATGTGGCTTGCTAAAACTTTTTGCTCTGGGCTAAGTTCATCAACGTCATACTCAACACCGTCAATTGTAACGTTTTTCATCAAAAAGTGCCTTTCCAAACTCGGAATTTGTCAAAGTCACCAGACAACAACTTACGCTTAATAACGTCCTTCATGGCTGGGTCGCCCCATTTGACTCCAGCTTCTTTAGCCCACATCTCAACAATGTGTAAAGGTATTTCACCAGCTAACCTGCTTTCACCAAGAATGCCGCCATTCAATTCTTTGATTGCCTCGACTCGCTTTATGTACGAATCATTGTCGAATTGACTTTGGACAACAAAAGTGCCGTCATGGTTGTCTATAAACTTTTCACCAGTTTTCATTGCTTCACCCGTTTTTGTTTTCAGTGATTCAATAAAAGGCAGAGAGCCGTAGCCCCCTGCCGTTTAACAATTAGCCTGTCACTGTGTTGTCAAAGATACCGCCGTTGGCAGCTTCGTTCTTACAAACTAAGGTCAACTCAGTAGTAACTTGGCGCTTGCTTGAGTCACCAGTCTTGGCCAACTCAATGTTCTTTGTTGGACGCAGAACACCAACACACCACATATCTTTTTGCATAATGAAGACATCACGTGAACGGTTCTCTCTGGTAGGAACAAACTCAACTGTGCCCCAAGGTGTGACATATACGGCCAAAGACTTGATAACCTTTTCGTCACCAGCTTGCACTTGTGAACGTTGGTTGTTGTTACCAGTAAAGCCAAGGGCTTTATTCATCTGGTAGGCAGACAAGTACACAGTGTCAGGACGGCCACCGCTTTCCCAGATTGACTGCATCACTGAGTCAAACTTGGCTTGTGAGAAAGCCGTCAGAGCAGTTGTCTCATCAGTGCGTGCGTCAGTACCGTCTCCAGTAGCATCCGCGCCTTCGTTAGCACCAAATGAGGTGTTGGAAATTAACCATGAAGAAGCGCCAGCCAACTCGCGTGCGGTGGTGCTGTTGCCAGCGACACGTGCGTTGTTGTCAAACAGTGCTTTTTCGATGTCCAATTTCTGTTCTTTTGCAACTTTTAAGACGGCAAATGCCATTTCAGCAGCGCGTCCGGCTTTCTTCAGACCAGAGTCTGTGTCGGCTACGGTTACAGCATTCTTAAAAATCTGTGTGTAGTTACCCAAACGGCTGGTAGCAGTACGGGCTTCAGCAACAGTGTCATCGCCTTCAATATGGGCGTTTGCTGCGCTTGCGCGTAACGTGCTGGTCTGCCATTCGTGCAGTGTGTTCGTGGCCTTTACTTTAGCAACGCTAGAGTAAAAAGGTGTCTCAGTTGGGCTAACATCATAAATGATGTCTTCCAAGTCTTCGCGGATGCCGACTGCATCGTAGGAGTCAAATGTGTTGGTAGGCTGTGCCATGATAAGTATCTTTCTAAGATTTAAGCATTAAACTGAGCGCGTCTTCGATGCGTCCAGAATTCTTTAGGTTGGTCTTCTTTTGCAAAACTTCTTTGTTGCTCTTCGTAAGATTCTTTGAGCCTGCTCGTATCGGTGCTGATTTAGGGCGTGCCGACTGTGCTTTCTCATCCGCTTTCTTCTTGCCATTCATAATTTCGCGGTACTTCATCGCATCACGTAAAACGTGGAGTGCGCGACTTTCTACCACTTGACTAATCTCTTCTGCCGTGTAGCCGTATGCTTGGCCAGCAATCAGAATTTGCTCCTTAAACTTGCCAGCCCGTTCTGGGTTACCAAGTTCAGGAATAACGGTCTTCAGGTTTTCAACTTCACGCATGAGGTATGCCTGTCGAGCCGATTGCTCTGCCTGACTTTGCTGTGCCGACAACTCCTGAAATTTTTCATTCTGTTGTTGGTACTTAGCTACATCTTCATCAAAGTTCATCTTTGCTTCCATGTACCCCAATGGGTCGGAATCAAACATTTCCCTAGATGGTGCTTTCGGAGGTGTGGCAATCTGTCCACCTTGAATCTGTTGATACAACTGTGCGATTTGCTGTCTTTCATTCAACAAGGCTGCGTAGACTTCTTCTGCCTGCTTTCGCTGGCTGGCCGCCTCTTGCATACCCTTTTGGACAAATTGTTGACCACCGTACCCACGCTTGAGTTCGCTCAGAGTAACCTGCTTATCTGTTCCGTCAATTTTAACGGTGAACACAGGGTCTTGCTTACCAGCACTGTCAGTGTCTTCTTTTTCGTCCGCCGCATCTTCATCAGATTCGTCTTCGGATTCTTCATCAGATTCTTCAGATTCGTCTTCAGCTTCAGCGCCTGACTCTTCGGTTTCTTCTTCTTCCGATTCGTCATCTTCGTTAGTGCTGTTGTCTTCGTTTTCAACACCTTCAGGTTCAATCATAGCACTTACTGCACTATTAAGCGAACCATAAATACCTACATCCTCAGTCGTTTGTTCCACGGTACTGATTCCTTCTGTTGTTTATCAAAAAATGCCTCGTCTGTAAGTACAGAGTTGAAGTAAGTTTCAATGTTGCCCAACGCACGAATGATGTCGTGCGCATCGACCAAAGCGTCTTGAGACGACTCTGGATTCAAAAACAAGCCCACTTGCTTGTCCCGAATTGCTTGCATCACTTCTTGAAATACGCTGTCGTTTTGTAGCTGGCGTATTTTTGATGCTTGATCTTTGACGTTCAATTAGAACCTTCCACCTGTGACGGCTTGTGCGGGTGACTCTTGCGGATACCTTGGCTGGGCTTGTGCAGCCTTTACACCAGCCACATCAACCGTGGTCTGGTACTGGCCATACAACTTCGCAGCGTCAGTGAGCAATTCCTGATCCATTTTATCGCGTGCGCGGTCGTCTTCAGCAATGGCTTTCTGAGCCTCAATCTGTAATTTAAGCGTCTGCACTTTTTCGTTTGCAGCAGCTTTGATTTTCTCTGCCTCAATAATCGCTTGTGCCTGCTGGTCAACTGGCGGTTGCTGCTGTTGCTGCGCTGCCATCTGTTGCAGTTGCTGCTCGCGCTCTGCGTCCATTGGCGAATAGTAGCGGTCTGCGTTGCGTACACCCTGAACTGCCAACATATCGGCAAGCGTGTTGCGGATATTAGTCATATTCACCAAGCCGTTGTTCGGGCCGTATGCCTTGTACACCTCCATCTGGAAGTTTAAAGTTACACCAAGCGCAGCAGAGCGCTGGTCTTCACGACCAGTACCCAAGCCAACGTTTGCGGCTACATCCATCTTGGCGTTCCAATGGCGCGGGTCAATAGGTTGGTAGTCACCGCCAGCCATGCGCATCATCACAGCCTCATCAACGTTTTCAACCATTAGCTTCAGCATCAACTTAAACAGTCGGCGCATACCGCCCTCTGCCAAGTTTCTGGCCATGACCTCGACCTGACCTGCTGCCGCCTGTATGGTGGCGTTTACAGCCGCCGCAGTAGTAGACTGCATAGCATCAGGATTTAAGCCGCTGGAGGCCCGTGTAACGCCTGTCTTGGACTCAATCTCAGCATCCATGTACTGAATTGCAACCAAGGTCTGGCCAGCCACAAATGGCACAGCCAAATCGCGAACCATGCCGGGTGCTTTAACCCGCACGATTCCACCAATCTCATTGTTCAGCAAGTCGTCAATGTTTACCTGCCCGTCAACAATTTCTCGCTGTGGGCTATTGGTCAATGCAACGTTGTCCAACACACCGCGCAGCATCATTGTGCTGGCATCTTGCTCATTCATCAGCAAGTCAGCAATTGAGCGGCCAAAGAACGTGTGTGGCTCTGGGTCAATCTCGAAAACGGCAAACGGTATCTCACTGCAAGGCTCAATGCGCAGCAGGTCGTAGTCATCGCCACCCATCAGGCAACGCTGCATCTGTGCCACACCAGTTCCGTCTACGTCAATGCGCATATAGGCTTCAGTGATGGCCACCAAGCGCATAGACGGGTCTGAGACGTTTTCTTGCGCGTATGCTGTGTCGTAACCACGGCGCTCAAATTCTTCTTCGTTCGCGGTTGTGTTGTAGTTGCTAAAGCCAGACAGCTTTGACACCTCTTCAAACTCAAAGCCCATTGCCACGACATCGCTGACACGCATCTGAGTCCGGTGCGCCACAATGTACGCATCTTCAATGCGTTTAGCACCACGGTCTACAAAGAATTCCTCTGGTGGTACTGACTGAATGTCCATATCACCACGCTCAGTTGTGCGTGATATTTTCAGGTAATGGCGCGGCATTTCAACCTGCATACCCATTTCATCAATGTCCATTTCCATCGTGACTGAATGCTCAACGACTTCAACGCCGTCATCATTCACAATGACTGAATATTCTTGGTCATTGATGTCGTTGTACTCGTAGATTTCTTGATCTTGGTAGGTGTCCCAGAAGGCTTTTACAATGCCGACCTTCTTGACCAGCGCATCATGGAATGCGTCATTGATTATTCGGTAGCCGCCAAGTTCACTAAACTTGTATTGCATATACCGTGTGGCCAACTCAGCAAACTTTACGTCTCTTGGCCCGGTAGGGATGTACTCAACAGCGCGGTCGGTAGACAAGAACACACGCATCAGGCTGGGCTTGATGGCTCGTACTGTGTCGCGCACCTTGGTGGCTACGACCTTGCTGCGGCCTTCTTCCTCGCCAATGTCCACCTCGCCGTCAAAGTAACGCTGTGAGCGGATGCGGTCTGGCGCAATCTCGCTTTCCACAAAGTCAACAGCGTCTGTTAACGCATCGCGAACAATGCCGTTAATCTCTGTTTCGGTCATTGGGGTTGGCTTAGTCATTTATTTCGCACCTCGTTTGAGTAATTCTTCCAATGATCGGTAGGCGTTGTAGTCGTCAATGTTGCGCATACTTCTGAGTACACTGCCAGCTTTATCAGCCACGCCAGAAACAGCCGCAGCAGTTACACCGCCCTGCGCGGCCATCGCTCCAAATTTCACAGCACGTTCACCAGCGCCCTCAAAACTTGTCTTAGCAACTGTACCAAATTTATCATCAAGAACGTTAGCGAATCGAGCCAAATCAACAATGCTGTCGTTGAAGTTGGGTGATGTCATTGACATTGGGCCACCACCGTATGGGCCAAGTTCACGTGAGTCACTGGTTGATGCAAACTTCTTGGCCAAATCGTCCATTGCCTTGAGCGCTACGTCCAAGTCTTGGCGGCTACCGTAGTTTGAGAACAACTTTCGCAGTTCTGTACCCATGCCGCGTGAATCGTCCAATGTCTTACGAACCGTAATCTTTGAACCCGTGGCATCATCCAATTGGTCGAACAGTTGCAATGATTGTGAGATGGTGTCATTTACACGTGCGTAGCTTGGGTCGGCATTGCGTAGCGACTCATTCAAAGCACGCCTAACGTCTCTCAAAACCGCTTGGCCACTAGATGTCATGCCGCGCTGTGGACTCTTATGGTACTCAACTAACGTGTCAATCTGGCGCTTTAACTTGTGCGCTTTAAGTGCATCTGGCGCACCCTTACTGGCCATCAACTTAGCCAAGTCTTTTAAGACGCGCTGCGCCGACAAATCCACTTGCACAGCAGAATCTTCAAAGTCAAATTTAGGTTTCCCGTCAACCATCTCAAACTTAATATCCAACTCCTCCAACTTGGACATAAACACTTGCTCAATAGGTGCTGAATCAAAGGGCTTGCCTTTTAATTGAGTTTCTGCAATTTTGTTTAGTTCTTGGCGTGCAGTGTTCGACCGTTGGGCAATAAACCTTAAGCGCTCTGCCGCCGCGTCACCAACAATGTTTGATGGGCGCTTGGCAATGTCGTTTGCAGAATTGGCTGCAATTGACTCTCTGTCTCTGACCATTTGCAGCATCTTGGCCTGTGTCGCAGGCGTTGAAGACTTCATCATCTGCACATCGCCGTCAGAAAACTGTTGCTTGATAGCTTCTTTGGCCAAAGCATCCGCAGTAAGGTTTTTACTTGGTGTAGCAGAATATTGAGCCAGTCCACGTTGACGACCGCCGCCTTCTATTTCAGTTACTATCCCGCCCTCAACAGCGCGTGCAGTGCCGCTTGTGCCAATCATGGTGCGTGGAGCAACGTCAGGTATAGCCTGTTGAGCCGCTGGTGACAGTTCGCTGTAAACAATGCCGTGTTCGTTTAGCGCGTCCTGCAACTCACGTGTGGGAACGTTGTTGCTTTTTAAAGGCGTGCCGCCCTTCAGACGTTTGAATGCTGACAGGCCAAACAAGCCGCCCAATATGTCAGGAGCGACTTGCGCGGCAGTTCCAAGAGCGGGTGAGCCTGTGGCATCTGTAACGTAGCTACCAACTGATTGCTGCGCGTCTGCAATAGCACCCATTGGGCCTGCCAGTTCGCCCATGATCTGTTTGCCACCAGATGAACGTGGCTGATACGTGCCTGCGTCTTGGATGTAATCAACAATACCAGCGCTTTTCTCCAGCCCAACAAATGGCATTGCGGCCAAGCCAGCCAAGCCAGCAAATGGCGTTGCAACCGCACCAGTACCCATTGACAGAGCCGTCTCACCCAGCCCTAACATAGCGCCACCAAAACCAACTTTTTCATCTACAGGCGGCTGTGCAGGCGAGGCTTGTTGTTGCTGCGCCTCTTCTGCCTTGGCTTCCATGTAAGCCTGTCTTACGGTTTCAAATTGCTCAGTGCCTTTTTTGTCCTCGTTTGCGACAATCCATTCTGCGTATTGGTCTGCTGTTGCCATTTGATGCCCTTGTTATTGCGGTGCGTTTAGTATCGCATCAGCCTTGCCTCGCACCGCTGATTGGGCGCGAGGAGCAGTAGCTGGCCCACCATTAGAGCCAGAGCCGCCGCCCTTGTAATTCATTCTTTGCTCCATGTTCAGGCCGTACCAAACAGACTTGTCCACGCCTTCAGGTGCTTGCACATATCTTTGATTCGCTTGGGCGCGTGCCTGCTCTTGCCTGACATACTCGTCATAAGGCATTGTTGTCATCTGTGCCGCCTTCATGCGCATCTGGGCATAAAGTTTTGCTGTCGCATCAGATTTATCAACAAGGTACTGTTTCAGCTCTACTGGCCCTAAAGTCAAATCCATATTTGTTGACAACGCCAACTGCAATTCTTTTTCACTCAAAGCGCCAAAGGTTGCTGAGTTGATAACACCAATACCAAGGCTAGTTGCAATTGACCGTAAGGCCGATGTTTGCGCACTAAAGGACGGTAGCATATTTCTAATGACACCAGAATCAGCGCCAAGATCAATTTGACGAATAGCGTCAGAATATTGCCTTAACTGCGTTTCAAGTCCGTCTGCCTTCCTTGTGGCCTCCTGAGACTGCAATATTGAAATCTTTTGATTTTCCACTCTGGAATTCTGGCTTAGTGCGTTTTGCCGCTTTGCGGCTGCGGTTTCCCCAAAAGCGCCCTCAACATTGACTCTTTCGTTTTTCCTAGTGCTTGGGTTAAAAACAACTTGATATATTTGGCCTGTTTCCGGGTCTGTTTGAACACCACTTGCTGTTGGGCTTGCTGCCTTGGCGTATTTGGCTTGGATAATCTGAGTCAAAACATCCTTGGCGATAGCTGGCTGCGCTGCAACCATGTCAGCAGCATCGTTCTCACCCATTTTGCGCAGTTGGGCAATTACAGCTTGCGCTGTTTTAGTTCCTCTAGCCAAATCTGCTGCGGTCTTCTGCCTCGTCTGAATCATGCCAGACAAACCTTGGTCTGGGTTTAAGCGCATCGAATTGAAACCAAGCGCAAGCGAGTCCATCAGGTTTTGGTTTTTGTACCAAGGCGTACTGTCTTCGGCCTCGCCCACGAACCTGCCGCCACCGGGCTTCATTGGTTCAAACCCGTTGCTATCTTGCTGTGGGAATACGTTGGGCAGCAAAGGCATATTGCCTTGCATTGGATTGCCCTGTGGCTCATTTGCAAAAGCAGGCGTAGGACGCATTGGAGGCGTAGCGGCCTGCACAGGCACAATATTATCTAGCAAGCCACTGGCAGCAGCTTGTACCAGTGGTAACAATTTACCTGTAGCCATTATTTAACCTCGCGCAAAAGCGTTGAAAATCATGTCGTAGTGGACTTGTTTAAAGCCGTTTGGCGCAGTAGAAACAGCCTTCGGCATAACCGCCTCGACCTCTTGTGCCAACACGCCAGCCTCTGGGGTAGTAATGCCAAGAGCCTTTGCGGTGTCGTTCCACTTCCAGCGATACAAACCAATCTTGTCACTTAGTTGGCCAATCTTAGTGATTGCGTCTTTTAAGTTAATGTCTGATGGAAAAGCGGCCATGATTGGCCCAGCCGTTGTCGCTCCAAGCGTCAAGTAATCAAACAAGCCGGGTTGCTTGGTCGCTGTCGTAGTCTGTGGAACAGGTGTTGTACCCAGTGCGGCTGAATTCATCTGGAGAGCTTGACCCGGTGCGCCTGCGTAGCCTGCGTACTGATTCTTGGCAGCGTCTAGTATCAACTGGTTGATGCCTTGCTCTAATGCGCCCTGTTGCATAGACTGCTGTTGCAATGCCATGCCCTGACCAAAGCCAAGGTTAGACAATTGGCCAAGGTTAGTAGCTGCGTTCTGACGGTTAGCTGAACCAGCCAAGCCAGTTTGAATGTCCTGACCAGCCATCTGCTGCGCGTTTTGGTAACCAGCTTGGCGCATCTGTGCAGACGTATTGGCCATCTGTTGGCCATAGTTGCGGCTTAGTTCAGACTGCATCAAAGCATCGCGTGAGCCACCGAATGCGCCACGTGCTGATGCCTGCGCACCCAACTGGTTTGCTTCGATCTGACGCTGCCTATCCAAGTCGCCCATTGTGTTCTGGACAACTTGATTTTCAAATGGGTTCATGTACTGACTCATGTCAGTGCCAGCAATGGTTGATGGCTGGTACATGGTTTCCATGCCTGCCGTTATACCAGCCTGACCCATGCCTTGCGCCGATGCGTTGAAAACGCTTGGTTGTTGATTTTGTGGGTTGCCTGAGCCTGCCATAATATTTATCCTTTAGCCATTAGCTTTAAATAGGGCCATCACCCGCTGGGTTAGCGCCCATGTCGCTATTACCACCAGCATTGCTGCTAGGCGAACTAAATCCATTGCCGCCAAAGTCACCGCCGCCAGAATAATTTAATAGCCCCACAGGTGCGGGTGGTGGAGGTGGTGGTGGTGGTCGCACAATTGGAGCCATTGCCTTCGCGTAACGTGCGGCCAGTTCAGGGTTGCGCATGGCCAACTCAGCAACAGCAGCGTCAAATAGATTGCCAGAGCCGTAGCCAGATACACCGCCCATCGTGGTCTGCTCTGGTAGGCTGCTTTGGTACTGTGAACCTTGTGGAGCCATGCCATAAGCTGATAGCGCGTCTTGAGTGCGCTGCATACCTTGTGTTTGCATTGGACTTAGTCCAGCCACTTCAGGCCCATAATAGGGCATGAAACCGATTTCACCAGCTAACTTAGCCCTAGCCAAGTTGTCTTGTGCCGGGCCTTCGACCCACGCTGGGATTGATTGTGCGGATGTATTTGACCCGCCTTTGCCGCCGCCACCGCTCATAATTAAATCTCCACGCTCATTGTTGCGAATTTCTCTTCCCAGCCAAGTTCGGCTAGGGCTTTAACCCA